CGCGGCGCTGACCGTGGCAATGGCATAAGGAAGGCATCGTGACGGAAGGCATCGTGACTCAGACCTCCGACCGTGAGTTGATCGCCGGCGCGGCCAATCCGCTGGGGATGGACGGTAACCCTCTGAACGATAGAAACGAGCACATCGTCAACCCAATTCACCAGCCCGCCTGCCGTTTCCAACAGCTGTTGTGAACGCCCCGGCGTATCCGCGTACTCACCGAGGAAATCCAGCAGTCTCTGCTGCGAGCGCAGCAGATTTCGAATCTGCGAGATTACCAGTTCCTCAATCTCACCCGCCGGCAGCCTGGTGGGGCCGGGCTGTTCGCTTCTGCTAAGCTTCAGTAGAGCCCGTGAGACGTAGTACCTGTACCGCCGACCCTTCTTCTTGGCGTATGACGGCGTGAACCGATTTCCCTCAGAGTCATAGAGCAGCCCGACCAAGATGCTTTTTCCCGAGCGGTTCGCTTTCCGGTCCTCAGACTGCATGTTCTCCTTCAATTGGGCTTGAACTTTATTCCACAGCTCCTGGTCGATGATGGCCGGCTGCTGCCCTGCGTAGGACTGCTCCTTGTGCGTGATCTCGCCCAGGTACACGCGGTTCTGCAGCATGAGATAGAGCGCTCCCCGGCTGAAGACGTTGTCGCCCGTGACATTGCCGGTCTTGCTGAGTCGTTTCTTGCTTTTGATTCCTTGCTCATCTAGATAGATCTGCAGCTTTGAGACGCAGCCCTGTTCGAGATACGCCCGGAAGATCTGATTGACCTTTTTGGCCTCTTCCGGATTGACCATCAGCCGTCGGTCTTCCAGGTCATAGCCGAGGGGGACCACACCTCCCATCCACATGCCCTTGCGTTTCGAGGCCGCAATCTTGTCCCGGATCCGCTCGCCTGTTACCTCCCGTTCAAACTGCGCAAAGGAGAGCAGCACATTTAACGTCAGCCTACCCATGGAACTGGTGGTGTTGAACTGCTGGGTGACGGATACGAAGCTGACGCCCTGCTTATCGAACTGCTCAACGATCTTGGCGAAATCCGCCAGCGACCGGGTCAGACGATCGACCTTGTAAACAACCACCGTGTCGATGCGTTTGGCGGCCACGTGCTCGAGTAACTGTTTCAGGGCCGGACGCTCGATATTGCCGCCCGAGAACCCGCCATCGTCATAGCGGCCCGGAAGTACGTGCCAGCCCTCATGGCGCTGACTGAGGATGTACGCCTCGCAGGCTTCCCGTTGGGCATCGAGCGAATTGAAGGATTGTTCGAGACCCTCTTCGGAGGACTTGCGGGTATAGATTGCACAGCGAACCATTTATTTCCTCACTCCGAAGAAGAGTGGGCCGGACCAGCGAGTTCCGGTGATCAGACGAGCGATTTTGGACAAGCTGGAGTAGGTCTGGCCGCGGTAGATGTAACCGCTTCCTGTGGCCAGAACCTCGTGGACCTCGCCACGCCAGGACCGGATCAGTTTGGTGCCCGTCTCGGGAGTGGAAGCATTTTCTGGCTGGGCCGGCTTTCTGGTACTCAGGGAAACGGCGATCTCCTTCAGCCGTGCTCGGGCGCTGTGCGACAACCCACTGTATTCCCGCTCTTGCATCCGGTAGGCCAGGATCGGGACCATCAGTTCTTTGCGGAGCTTGGGAGGTGGCGGGGTTTTGAAGTTTTCGGCCCAAATCGGCAGGAGCTGGGCCTTGTTCAAGTTCGGCAATTGGGCAATTTTCTCGGACAATTCGGCGTTCATTCGTTCTCCTGGGTTCTATGGCCCAGTGACAGTGACGCTCTGCTCGGGCACACAGTCAAGTCATATAGGCTTGCGAAAACAAGCGGAATTCATCGACACTCTTGGCTCAAATAGAGCGATGCTGGACCTAGTGAAACCACACCGCCAGCTCGAGCCGAGTCCGAACCGGACCTGACGCTCACTTACGAGCACCTGGCTCAGCTCAACCACCACTGTGTGGGAGCTATAGGAATCCTGCAAGTATTCGGTGAACAGCGGCTGATGCCAGGCCCTGAGCAGAAGTACTACTGTGCGCTCCTTGAGGAGCTTCGGGCCTCTGCAAGTCAGATGGCCCTCGAGCAGCTCAGTGATCGAGAACTGTCAACTGCGTCGGCAGCTGCAAGGAGCCGGTTGAAGTTCGAGAAACGGATGTACAAGTAATTCGCCGCTTAGTTTAGCATCCTCGCTGCAATCGACGAAGAAATCCGCAAACTCCAACAAGCTCGCACCCTGCTAACAGATCTAGGATATATTTCGGTCACGAGGAGCGTAGGCCGTCCCAAGGGATCTAAAAGCAAGAGGCGCCGGTTGAGCGCAGAAGCTCGCGCGAAAATTGCTGCCGCCCAGAAGAAGCGGTGGGCTGCAGCAAGAAAAGTTCAGTCATAGTTGTTGGAGTAGTCCCGTTACCTACGACTAGCCCACCACTTGGCGAAAGAGATCGGGGAGAGTCTTTTTGAGGCCCTTGGCAATCTTCTCCACATTCACTAGGGAAAGATTCCGGACCCCGCGCTCGACTCCGCTGTAATAGGTGCGGTGCAGCCCACAACGGTCCGCCGCCTCCTCCTGATTGATCCCCTGCTCCTCGCGGATGCGGCGGATCGCACGGCCAAATCGAATGCGGATGTCGAGAGCCATTCCCGAGCAATCATCGGGTTCTGCACTCCATGCGTACACAGCCGATCAGTCACATTGTTATTGACTCATCGGCTACAAAGAGCGACGATCGAGCCGTAGAAAATACGCCCTGGAGGCGGTGTGCTCGACTCCGATTACGTGGTGTTCTGGGCAGTTCCCATCCTGGCTTGCTGGGTCGTATCCGCATTCGCGGTCAAGTCCGCCGCCGAAGCTCGCGATTATGGGTCGGGACGTTGGTTCTGGGCCAGTCTCCTGCTCGGCCCGTTTCTTGCCGTGCTTCTTCTGATCGCGCACACAGTGAGCGACTCACGCGATAACGACGGCTCGGGGAAGGGCGTCTCCATCTCACCGCGAATCTAGCGGATCGACGGCCAATCACACTATGGAGAACCACTGGCGATGGCGGACGTAACGACTCCGGGCAGACTGCTGCATGCCCGATTCAATGCTTTGGGCAACATGAGCGGGATGACGGCCAAAGATATCGCCGCTTTCGTGGGCCGTCCCACATCCATTAGCTCCCTGCCGAACGGCGGCCAGCTAATCCAGTGGCAGGCCACGGGCTGCCACATGGCTCTGCGCTTCGGCCCCGACGGACGCATGATCGAAATTACTCACGAGTATGCGAACTATAGCACTGCGCCGGAAGGTGGATGCATGGCTGTGATCGTATTCCTGCTGGGAATCGCCTTCGTTATCGGCATGTTGGTTCTAGCCGGGCACTAGGTTACGCGCCCAGCCTGCCACATCCTCACAGCCCAAGGTCAAATCCGCAGCTCCTGTATCGTGCCATAGGACCTGGACTGTTTCACCACATAGTCCAGCGCCTGGGTAGTCGAATCCACTTGGTCATCGTATTTCGCACCGGGGAAAGTAGTAAGCTCGCGGACGTAGTCACCGACCCACGGTCCACCGTCGGGCAGAAGGACTCTTCCACTCTCGAACTGTGCCGACTGGTTAGACAAGCGCATCTGCTTGTCGTGCCCGGGGGGAGGACAGTATGGGGTGACGGGAACTCCATCTGCACGCAAGTCCTGCAGCAGTTGAATGCCCGACCCCTTGTCCTCAATCAGCACGGTGCGTGGTCGGTAGCGCTGGTAGTGTTCTTTGGCTATACGGCGTAGCTGCGGATATTCAAGCCGTTGCCGTATTACACCGAGCAAGTAGTAGTGGCTGTTCACGACACCCCAGGTCGTGCACACGCTGTAGTTGTTCAATTCGCCGCTCTTGCTCGCGGTATCCCAACTCTGGACTTTGTACGCAAACTGTTGCGGCTCATCCACGGGTTTGTAGTAGCGAAGCCATGCGTTCTTGATGATTGCGCCGCCTTGCGGCTGTGGATTCTGCTGGTATTGGGCTTCGAACGGGTAAGTGCCCATTGACCCACGGAGTTGGTTGAGGATCTCAAGCGGCTCTCTCGCTGGATCAAGCGCCTCACCTGCCTTGCGACGAAATTCGATCGGACCGAACGGAGTCTCGGCCCGGTGAACCTCATCTTCCTCTGCAATTGCTGGAAAGCGTAGGACCTCCCAGTCTTCCTTCTCAAGAATGTGCCCAACCAGGTCGTCCTGATGAACTCGCTGCATGACCAGAATGATGACGCCGTTTTGCTTGTCGTTGAGTCGGCTCAGGAGGACCGAGTCATACCATTCGTTGACCGCTTGACGGATGGTTTCGGATTGGGCATCGTCCGGCTTCGCCGGATCGTCGATGATGATGATGTCGGCTCCCCGTCCGGTCATAGGCCCTTCTACCGAAGTGGCTTTGCGGAAGCCATGTTGTGTTGTTTCAAACTCGCTGACGGTGTTGCGAAGAGAGGAGAGCCTTGTGCCGAACACTCTCTGGTAGAGAGGGCTCATCATCAGTCTTCTGGTGTCTCGTGCATGCTTATCGGCAAGGTCCTGGCCGTAACTGGCGCAGATGATCTGCCTAGCTGGATTACGACCGAGCACCCAAGCTGGAAAGGCCACGCTCGCCATGATGGACTTGAGGGAGCGTGGCTTGATGCAGATCATCAGGCGTTTGCATTCCCCGGACTCACATCTTGCGAGCGCGGCGGCGAGGATGGACAGGTGTGGGCTATCTAGGAACTCGGCGCCCGGGTTGAGTTCGCAAAACGCAGCCTCCACAAAGGTCATGAAGTCCGTGCGGAGTAGATCGGCGAAAAGATCGACAGGTTTGGTAATCATCATCGTCACCGGATAACGTTTAAGGGCCAATCGTCGTCATCACTCTTAGCCTTGGTTTGGGGCTTCAATCGATCCCTTCGGTTGAGGAAGTGCTCTGCGATCCGATTTTCGTTTTCCCGGTTAAGACCCGCGTACCCGGTGTCACCCTCTGCCTCCCGAATTGAATCCATCCTGCCGAAGTAGTCCCGCCGCGCTTGTGTATCTCCTGTCATTGCCTTGTTCACCATTTGACGGCAGACGATTTGTTCTCTGGTGGCGGTCTTGGTTCGATTTCCCTCCTTGAAGGGCACTTTCTCATTGCTAATCTCGCGCATGATGGTCGCTTGGTTCTTAGCGCCCTTCGGCCGTCCATTCGGATTGCCCGACTTGCCTTTTTGAAACTGCGTGCTCTTAGGTGGCTTGCCGTAGCCCACCGTGTAGTCCTTCGGGTCATCGCTCACCGGGCACCTCCATCGAGTCAAAGAGCTCGCCGGTTACGGCGTGACGGGCCTGTTCCCCTGTCAGCTGTTGCCACCGCCGGATCGCAAGGTTGACATACCGGCCTTCGTACTCCATCCCGTAGCAGATTCGGCCCACACGCTCGGCGGCGAGCAATGTGCTCCCGGAACCGAGGAAGCAATCGAGCACGATCTCACCACGTGCCGACGAGTCAAGCAGCGCGTCGGCGATAAGCGCCACGGGTTTCACCGTCGGGTGCAGTGCCAAAACATTCTCTTCTCCTGGCCTACGAGATGCAGTGTTGGCGCTGGGATAGCACCAGACGTTCGATCGGCTACGGCCGAATCGGCCTAATTGAACGTTGTTTCTTGGCGTGCCCTTACCGGCTTTGAATACAGCGACCAGCTCATGCTGGGAACGATAGTAGCTGCCCATACCGGGTTTGTCCTTCGCCCAAACGCACAGGTTCAGCATCGCGTCGTAGACCTCTCGGCCGGCAGCTAGCAGCTCGCCGAGATGTCGCCAGTCCATACAAATAAAATGCACAGAGCTCGCAACACTCGATCGAGCGAGGTTGTGGAAGCTCGTGATGAGAAAGCTCACGAATTCTTCGCTTGACATCTCGCCCGATGCCATCGCGAACTCCGGATGGTGGATCCGCCCATGGCCGCAGACGTTCCCCTCTATGGCCACGTTGTAGGGCGGGTCAATAAAGACCACCGTCGCTTGCTGGCCATTGCAGAGAGTTGCAAATGCGGATGCATCCCGAGCGTCACCCTGCAGGATGCGGTGAGGACCTAGAATCCAGAGATCTCCGGGCTTGCTGATTGGAATGTCAGCGACCGGAGGAATCTGATCGACGGGATCCACTTGTGAGCTGGACAGTTGCAGGGTGATATCAATCTCTGCCGGCTCGAATCCTAAAACTTCAAGGTCGAAATCGGGAATCTCTATGAAGTGCTCGAACTCGATCTTGAGCAGGTCATTGTTCCATTCGCCATCTTCGGCGAGACGA